GGGTCGCCTTGTTGACGTCTCTCCACAAGGCGACATCGATGGAGGCGCCCAGACCGTAGGCGATGGTGATGTCGACCATGTCGATCAGGTCGACCGGGATGACGCCCAGAGCCTCGGTCTCGTAGACGCTGGCAGAGCCCCTGGCGATCAGCCGGGGCTCGCCCTCGACGGTTCCTATAATTTGAACGTTATAACCATTCCTGTCCTTGATATCGCCGGCGGGGATGTAGGCCTGCGCCCGACCGTTGATCACGTCGATGGACGGCAGGATGTAGGCCCTGACCGACCCCGTGGTCCGCTCGATCAGGTACATCTGAGCGCCGAAGTCGGTGTTGTAGGGGGCGCCGTTCTGGCGCAGATACTCGACCTCGACGACGTTCTCGATCCCCGTCCGCAGCTTCATCGAAATCGGCGCCGGCTCGACCGGGTTGAGCACCAAGGTGCGGTGGATGGTGCTCATGATCTCATCGGCTCCAATCGATATTCCACGGTGCCAGTCGTAAGCCGGGTCGGGTCGGGCCAACCGACTGCCAATTCTGCGGCACGGCACCAGAAAACGCCGAGCTTGAACCCGGCAGTAGCGGCATCTGCAGATTGCCGGAGGCCGGATCAATCAGCGTGGCGAGATTGGTCGGGAGCTTCGGCTGCTTGACTGCACCGAGCGCCTGTTCGGCGACCGGCGTCTGGTCCATGCCGTGGCGCTTGTGGAGGAAGTCCCAGTCCGACCAGCCGGGCGAGAGGTGCTCCATGTCGGTGCGGTCAGGACGGAAATTACTGTCGCCGACATCGACATTGGTCGATTGACGGCCGCTGAAATTAACATTCGGTGTCCCGCCTTGTGGCAGCGAAGTCATGATCCGAGAGAGTTCTTGGCGCCAATCGATCATGCGAGTTTGGCCTCCAGCGCCTCGATGCGTGTCTGGGCTTCTTGGAGAGCCTTGGTCAGCGCCGCGACGACGACCATCAGGTTGGGTGCCTGCAGCGCGTTCTTGACGTCCTTGTCGAACGACGCCGCATGGTGGGTCAGCGTCCCCTGCAGCTCATGGGCGACAAAGCCCCAACGCTCCTCGTCGTCGTCCTCGTCGCCGCTGATGTCGGGTCGGGCTTTGTACTGGTAGCGGATCGGATGGAGGCTCTTGACCTTGTCCCACATCGACGCCAGCGGCTTGATGTTCTTCTTGGTCCGGTAGTCGCAGACCATCTGGATGGCGCCGAGATTGCTGTTGTCGACGGTGCAGTAGACGTAGCCGCTGCTGTAGAAAAAGTTGTGCCAGTTGCCGATGTAGCCGCCGTAGATGCCGTTCTTGCCGATGTGCCCGAGGCCGAGATAGCAGCCGTAGGTGGTCGGCGCGTCGATGGAGAAGTGGCTGTTGACGTGGAAGTAGCCGTCGGTGTGGGCGTAGGCTTGGTAGGTTTGGCTGTCGGCGCCGTAGGGCCGCAGGATCACCGGGCCTGCCTGCGCTGACAAAATGGCGACCGCGCTGTTGCCCCTGAAGGCGCCGGTGGTGCTCCAGACATCGCCCCAGAACTGCGCGTGGTTGTCGGTGCGGATGAGCGCGAACATCGCCTTGGCGTTGGCGCCGGCATTGTCGAACCCATACATGTAGAAGTCAGAACCCGCATAACCCCCAGCAGCTTCCGAGGTGGCGTTGCCCAGATCCATGCGCCAGCGAGCCGAGGTGCCGACCCGGCCGTAGATGTAGCAGCCCTGGCTGGTGGTGCCGTCCTTCTTCTGCAGGTACAGCGATGAGCTGCCACCACCGACGCTGCTGCTGTTGTCATGCAGGAGGTAAGCCTGAGTGACCTGAAGGAATGGGTTCAGGGTGGCGATCTGGTTCGCCTGCACGGTCGCCACGTCATTCGACGACAACGTGAAGGTGCCGCTGCTGGTCATCTGCAGCAGGGTGCCGGTGCCAAGCGCATTGGTGCGCCAGTCGGTGCCGTCGAATGACAGGTTGTTGCTGAGATAGCCGCTGTTCAGACCGAGGATGCCGCCACCGTCGATGGTGACGACCTCGGTGCCGGTGCCATCGGTGGTGCCGGTGGCGGCGATGCGGCCACGCCACTTGCCTGTTTCAGCGGGTTTGCCCACCCACGACATGTTGGCGTTGGCCCAGGCCAGTCCGGTGGTCCCCGTCGTCGCGGCGAAATAGATGATGCCGTTGGGATAATTGGCGCCGGTGATGTTGATCCCGGTGGTGAATGACTTGAGATTGTCGACGTAGTTCTTGGTCGCCGCATCAGAGGGCTGCGACGGCTCGCCAAGATTGATCAGCTTCTTCTGGTTCATCGGCAGATTGGCGAGCGGCTGAGTGCGGCCATCCTTGGTGATGACGCCGGAGAGCCCCGCAGCGAAATTGTTGTCCTCCTCGTCGTGGCGGTCGGCGCGAATTTTGATCTGGGCCGCCGCGTCCGACTTCCAGTCGTGGACCCGGTTGAACGTACCGTTCGAGTCAAATGGCACGGGGCTCTCCTATGCGTAGGCTTACGATCCGAAGAACGGATTACGGACCAGCGGATTGCCCTGGCCAAGTGGTGAGTTGGCGGCCCCCAGCGGCGAGTTGCCACTGGCGACACCGGGTTGAATGACTGGCGGCGGCTGCTGCTGCTCGTTTAACCGCTGCAGCAGTGCCGCAGCGATGTTGCCCTGCGGCGAATGCGGCTGGCTCTGAAGGCCGGGCGGCACACCCTGCAGCGCCGGGTTGTTGATCGGCGGCATGTCCAATGCCGGCGGCACGCCCTGCAGCGCGGCCGGCGCGAGAGGGTTCATCTGCGGCCCCTCCAGCTGTGGCGGCACACCTTGGAGCTGCGGGGAGTTCAGCGGCGACAGCATCGACGGCGGGATGGCCGGTGGGATGAAGGCTCCGGCGCCGCCGGTGGAGATCCCCTTGGGACCGCCGAGCTGCGACTGTGGGATATCCGGCGGGTTGATGCCGCTGGTCGTCCGTGGACCTCTGTCGCCGCCACCGCCGCCGCTCTTCTTGGCTGACTTCTTGTGGCCGCCGCCACCACTGTCGTGCTTGCGGGAACTCCCGCCTCCACCACCACCACCGCCAGCGGCGGCGCGTTTCGGTGCCGCACTTTCGCGGCGCCAGCCGGGGCTGGAGGTGGTGTAGCCGGCACTCTCGGCACGGCCGGAGCCGCTCTGGGATTTATAGCTGCGGCCGGGCACCGCCGAGGAGCCGAGCCGCTCCGGCTTGATCCCGCCGCGGGCGTTCTGGTGGTCGTTCTTCCTGCGGGTCTCGCGGGCCATCTGGGCCTCCTATTTCACTTCCGGTTGAGTTCCAGCACGGCCGCTGCCGAGGGTCAGACGGGCGAGCGCATCGCGGGCTTGCTGTGCCATCACCGGGTCGACGGCCAGGCGGCCATCAGGCGCCTTGGTCAGGTAGCGTTGGGCAAACGGGGCGATCTTTTCAGCGATGGCGGAGGTCTTGGTGACGACTGGAGGCAAACCGATAGCACCAAGGCCGGCGTCAGCGGCCAAGGTCGCCCATTTCGGCATACCGCCCACCGTGCTGATGACGTTGGCCGTCGGCGACGGCACCGGCGGCTCATTCGAGCGGACCTTCACATCACGGCCGGCGTAACGCCCGAGACCACCACCGAGACCACCCCACAAGGCGCCCCAGCCGGCCCCCTTGGCGATATCTTCGGGACTGCCGCCGTGACCCGATGCATCCGCTGCACTAAAGGCGCTGCCGATGGCGGCGTTGCCGAGGATCGGAGCGCCGACAGCTTCGACCGGCATTGCCGCGATGGCGGTCGACGCCTGGAACGGCGCCAGAGCCGAACCGAAGCGGCCCTTGGCCATCTGCGTCGCCACCCGCTCGTCCTCCAGATTGGTGTCCTTCAGCCAGGCGCGGGCATTGTCCTGCAGCCCCATAGTCAACATGTCTTCGGCGACCCGGCCGGCGTCGCCGACGGCCTGGCCGGCGCGGCCGTACCACGTGTCGGCTTTGCTCTCGTCGACGTGCTGGGTCATGGCGTGCGACTTGGCTTCCGCCTCGTCGGCGGCACCGTCGACCTGATAGTCAACCCCATCGATGTTGACGATGAAACTGGGCATCAGGGGCTGACCCTCTTCACCGTGACCCGCGGCTTACTGCCGGCCGGCGCGTTGGCATCGGCCGGCGTTGCTGGTTCACCCGGCTTGTTGTCGACGGTGATGCCGCCACTCAGCCATTTGCCGTTGGTGGCGATGTCGAGCTTCTGCCGCATCTCTGGGGTGACGGCGCTCTGGGTCTCCAGCTCTCGCATTCTCGCATGAGCTTCAGGGAGGTCGATTTTGTTGTCGGTTAAATCATCGATGATGGTGCCGCGCTGGATATCGAGGTTCGATTGATTGCGCAGCAGTTGGACAATCAGTCGGTTGGCGTCGGGCATATTGTTGATGCTGGTGAGGCTGTCCAAAGCGCCCTTGTATTCGATGTCGGACTGCGAGCCGGTGCCGCTGATATGCATGGTCGGCGCCAGTCGCTTGGTGATCGCATCGAGCGCGGTCGCCGCATTGGAGTAGCCCTTGAGGATCGGGAACTTCTCCATCAGCGCCCCAGTGATTGGCCCCTGCGGCGCCACGTTGATCAGCTGGTCAAGCATCTCCAGATCAGCCTTGCGGGAGACGGCGACATCGCGGTTGCCGCGCATCTTGTCCCAACGCTCGCCCTCCTTGGTGCCGAGGGTGTCATACAGCTTGTCGGTCCCGGTCTTGATCGACACCGAGGTGCCGCCCTTGCCGGTCACCGGCTCCCACTGCTTGGTCTTGGCGTTCTGCTGGAACGGCACGTCCGCCGCAGCGCCGGTGAGGCCGAGGTCCTTGCCTTGGACAATCGGGCCGAAGCTTTCCGGCTTGTTCTTCTCGATCGCCACCTGGGCCGCCTCGTCGAGCGTCGCCTTGCGACGGGTGAATTCGGCCTCGTCGATGGTGCCGGAGGTCCTCTCCGCCTGCAGCTTGGCGTAGTCGGACGACAGCCCAGCCTGCTGGATGTTCTGCTCCTTCGCCCGGGTGTCGGCGAGGGTCGCCGCTTCGGCGTCGGCTTTGGCGCGGGCAGCGTCGGCGTCACGTTGGGCCTGCTGCTGGTCATCCTGCAGGGTGGCTTGGCTTTTGCGGTTCAGCTCGTTCTCGGCGGCGGTGGCCTCGCGGGAACCAACGTTCTCGCCATGAGTGAACGATTGCGTGTCCTCGCGGTCTTGGATCTTCAGCTGCTGCTCGGTCAGCCATTTCTCGGTATCGGGGTCGAGGGTGCCGATCTGCGACAAGGTGTTGGGATCGATGTGGCTGTAGTCGGTGATCCCGGCTTTCAGCTTCGCCAAAGTGTTGCGCGCCTCGGAGGTTGCCTGGTCGGCGCGACGCTGCTGCATCCCTGCACCGAGCACATCCATCATCCCGGCGATGCCCTGCAGCGGATCGGCAATGGTGGTCGGCTGCAGCGCCGCCGCCTTGGCATCCAAGGCAGCCTTCTGCCGTGCCTCCAGCGCCTTGATGGTCAGCGCCTTGTTGGCGTCGCGATAACCGCCGGAGGTGGTTTGGAAGATGTTGGCCATTAGACCCAGAGCTTTCCAGAGTTGAGGCGTTGTAGCGCCATCGCCAGCTGCTGCCGCTGGGCGTCGGCGACCTGTGGGTTCACCAGCTGCCCCGCCTCGCTGAAGGTCGGCGACGCCGTCGGCGGCGCGGCGCGGGCGAGCGGCTGCTGGCGGCCACCGCTGCCGGCACCGGCCACCGAACCGAGGCTGTCGGCCATGCCGGCAATGGCGGTGTCGATCTTGTTTTCCGGCTTGGTCTTGTCGGCGCCGGCGACCGGCGTCCCGGCAGCCGCCGGAGCTCCCGCAGGGGTCTTCTGGTCGGGGTAAGGAGCACCCTCGACCGGCTTGCCGAGACTGTTCAAATACTTGTCGATGTAGCTGGCCCCGGAGGTGCCCAACGCATCCTTGGCCTGCGGGGCATCGGGCCGTCCGGTGAACCACATCGACGCGGCACCGGCTTCGCCGTGCTTGGCGACGTAGTCGCCGAACTTCTTGTCGAACACCGCATCCTGCGCCTTGGGATCAGCAAGAAACTCCTGCGGCGTCATCTCGCGGCCGAGCACCTCCTTGGTCCACGCCGGGATGTTGGCGCCCATCACCTGATAGCGGCCGTAGGCGCGGTCTTTAACGCCGGGACCAGCACCGCCACGACGGGCGATCTCAGGCCCCAGGGCGGCATAATCACCAGAACCGGCGCTCTCGATGGCGGCGATGGCGTTGCGGCGCTGCTCTGGCGTGTAGTCGGTGCGGTTCTTGGGCATCGCCGGCCCCTGTTGCAGGCCGCCACCAGCCTGCAGGTTCCATAGCTTGGCCTGGTCTGGCGTCAGTCCGCCGGCCCAGGAGCCGCCGCCCATCGGCGTTTCGGCGCCGCCGAGATCGAAATGCATCAAATCCAAGGCGCCGTACTTGCCGGCGGGACCGGAGAAATAGCCGCCCCATCTGAGCTGTTTCTGCAATTCAGGGTCGGCAGCACCATAGGCGGTGTTGGCGAACTGCTGGTAGGCGGCGAAGCTTTTCGGATCTTGGTAGTTCTTCAGCGCCTCCCCGGTGGCACGATCGAATAGCTCGACGTCGAGGGCGGAGCCCTTTGGGTGGTAGCCTTGGCCACCCCGGCCGCCGGCGGGGCGGTAACCAGAGACCAACCGCATCCCATAGGGCTTGTAGCCCTCTCCCACCTGATTGAGCAGGTTGACCAGGCGAGGGTCGACGCCGTCGAGGACAGGGCTTCTTGCCATCAGTGCAGCCCCGTGCCTCTCGCCCGGCCACTCGACGAGGAGTAACCGGCGCTCGCTGCACGGCCGCCGGCAGTGCCGCCGTTGCCTTGGTTGTTGTAGTAGGCGGTGCTGACTGCCGGGGTCATTGTCTTGGCCAGCGTGGTCCGCGTCGGCGCCGTCGGCAGCACGCCGACCGTAGGGATCGCCGGGCCGCCGCTGCCCATGCCGTAATTGATGGTCGTCGTCGGCACCCCGAGATGGGTCGGGGCAACGCCGTTGCCGCCTTCGACGGCGGCGGACGCCTCATTGACGATGTTGCCGGCGTCCATGCCGTAGGTGCCGGTCCCAGTCGTCGTCGGCGCCCGCCACGCCGCCAGGTCGGCTTGGTACTTCTGGTTGGCGGCGTCCTGGGTCATGTTCTGACCGCCGTAGCTGTAATTCTGCTGGGCGCTGGTGCCGATGGCGCCGGAGCCGCTTTTCTTTGGTTTGCTGCCCACCGCCGCCTCCTATACGCCGCCGAACGAGAACATGCCGAGCGCCGACTTGCCGATGCCGAACAGGCCGTTGAGCATGTTCTGGTAGTTGGCGCTGTCTTGGCCGTATTTGGTCTGGATCGCCCCGGCGATGTCGAAGGGATTGACCTGGCTGCCCTGGAAGCCCGCCGCCTGCGGCACTGTTGCGGGCGCATTTCCAGCCAGCACCGACAGCTCATTCAAGATCTGATTGCGCAGCCCGGTCTTCTCGCCCCACTGCGATTGTCTGAGCGCATTGGCCTGGTCGGCCCAGGTGTTCTTGTTGAGCCACCCCTGCTGGGTGACCTTGTTCGACGCATCGGCAACATTGCGGGCTTCGCCAGCCTGCTGGCGGCTTTCTTGACCTGAAGCCAAATAGGCCTGACGAGCGGCTTCGGTCATCACGTCGCCGCGCGCCTGGTCGGTGGCGTAGGCCATCTTCGAGCCAGGAGCGCCCATGCCACGCGCCGCCAGCTGCACGTCTTGGTTCTCCCAGGTCGGCTGCGCGCCACGCCGGGTTGACGCCATGATGGCGTCTTCGATCGCCTGCCGGTCGGTGCCTTGGTAGTTGGCTTGAGTTAGGTCGGGCGCCTTCTCATACTGCTGCCAATTGACCATGCCGGAGGTGTCGATCGGCCGACCGAGGATATCCTTGGCCATGCCGAGCTGTTGATTGGCGAGCTTGCCGAAACCCAGCTTGGCGTTGTTCTCCTGATCGAAGATCGCCTGCTGGGCGGGAGACAACGTCGTCTTCTGGTTCCACTGGGTGCCGTAGCCGGTGATGTTGCCTTTGGCGTCGTAGATCGGGATCTGCTGGCCAGGCGAATTGGTGACGTCGCCATAGGGCGTCGACTGATTGGCATTCGAGCCAATGGTATTGTACTGGCTGGTCCAGGTGTTCTCCTGGCGCTGCGCGTCGGCCTGCTTGTAGGGGTCTGGTGCCTTGGGTTTCGAGCCCATCACTGCATCCTTTCGACCGTATCGTGGGTCTGCTGGACGACCCGAAAGCGGAATGGCGTGCCCCTCAGATACGGACAGTCTTCCGGCAGCAGCCCCCAGACGCGGGCATCCTGGTGGTGGTCGTAGCCGCGCCTCAAATAGCCTTCCGGCTTGAACCCCATCCGCCACACTTGGCTGTTGGCGGAGAGGTTGTCGGGCTCGACCAAGGCGGTGATCCGCGCCGCACGGGAAAATACAGTTCTGTAAAGAGCGGTGATCAGCTGTCGCGACAGCCCCTTGGGGTTGGCGACGGCGAGACTGAAGTGGGCGTCATGCGGGCTTTTGAACTCGAACACGATGACCACCGCCGGGGCGGCGCCGTCGAACACCGTGCAGCAGAACCATTCATCGGCATCACTGAAATCGACGCGGCTGTAGTCGGTGCCGGTCATCCACGAGAGGAACTCGCGGGCAGGTCCGTTGAGCGGCTTGAAGGAGACGCGGAAACGCTTCATCCGAACACCGACCCGGTGTCATAGAGGATGTCCCAACCGAGGATCGAGAAGCTGCAGTCCTGTATCCGCGCCGTCATGCGGATGGCGCCGACGCGGCCGATGGTGCCGACGCCGGTCCAATTGGTCCAATTCTTGGAGCTGTAGACCCAGTAAGTGTCGTTAGGTCCGGCGGTCGGGTCCTCCGGCCATTTGGAGACATCCCAGGTGGCGTCTTGGCTGCCGCTCGCGGTGATGTCGGGGGTGTTGAGGACCGCGGAGTTGTCGTAGTCGACCTGCACATCGACCGCCGGCCGCGGAAAGCCATCGGTCAGAATGTACGGCAGGATCATCTTGAAGTGCTTGATCGCCGGGGTCTTGTATTGGCTCCAGGCGGTCTGCACGTCGATCCTGATCGGCTTGCCGTCGTCGCTCTGCAGATTGGGGTGCATTTGGTAGGTGTTGCCGAGGTCGTCGCCGAAATAGACATACGGCTCGATCCACCCCCAGCAGCGCGCCGGAACGTCCTGCCACTCGCTCCACGCCGGCTTGGCCATTGCCCGCACCATCTGCATGTAGCGGCCACCGCCGAGCGGGATGTTGCACATCGCCCGACCGGAGTTGGGGTTGAACTGCAGCTCCCAACCGAAATTGTCGCGGTAGAGGTAGGCGTTGCGCTGGAACCGGGTGACCACCGATTTGTCGGACGCCTCGGTGCCCTCGCGGCCCGACTTCAGCACCGTCGACATCGGCGTCAGTCCGACCGGCGACAGCAGATACAGCTCGCCGCCGTAGTTCATCACCGACCATTTCGACATCGGCGCTTCCATGCGGAAAACACCGACAAGCGAGAAATCACTGGCTGGATCGACGCCGGAATAGATCGCCACTTCGCCATTGGTGGAAAAGACGACCAATTGGTCGTCCATGCCGGCGCCGCCGTCGACGGTCCACGTCGCCATCGCCTTGATCGAGCCGCCGCGGCGGAAGATGGCGTTCATCGGCAGCACCGATAGCTCGCCGTGACGCTGCTGCAGCGGCAGGTAGTAGACGGCGAGGTTCTGTTCGTCGGCGAAGAACAACCGGTTCATGTGGCTGACGACGATCGACAAATCGGCGACCAGCAGCCAGGTGTTGCCCTTCGGCGGCTTGACGGCTTCTTGGACAAAGGAGCCCTGCTTGGTGACGCGCATCGTGCCGGTGGTCTGATCACTGCCCCAGTTGGTGGTGTCGACGCCGACCAAGGTGAAGGTGTTCGGCGTGTCGTTGACCTTGGCGATATTCTGCGAGCCGTTGGCGTTGGCGTGACCGGCGTCGGCGCCGGAGACGACTACCGCGTCGCCATTCTTGAACTTGGAAATGTCGGCGGCACCAACCGTAACGATGGCGTCGGTCGCCGGCGGCGTTCCGGTGAGCGTATTCTTGCCGAGCTTGGTGATGGTGATCGGGCCGACATCGCCGCTCTGCAGGCCGTCCCACGACCAGACGCCGTCTTGGCCGTTGACCATCACCGTGCGTTCGGTGTCGCCGAGATCCGAATGCGTCGTCCAATGCCAATCATTGGAGGTGAAGCCGGTCTTCAGCGTCAGTCCGGTTTCGGCATCGCACAGTCGGTTATTGGTCGCTGCCGCCAGCCGCTGCGGTTCGCCGTAATACGGCACCAGATGCTCGACCGGCAGGCCGCCGGGCATGGCGGCGAGCTTCTTATAGCCGGCGCGAACCGTCAGCCGGTCGTCGTTCGGGTAAAGATTGGTAAGAATGGCGGCGAACTTCTGGTCTGCCTCCTGGGTCTTGGCGTCATCCATCAGGCCTTTGATCGGCGGCGAGATGTGCAGCAGCTTGGCGCGCGTCTTCTTGACCGTGACCGGTTTGTCGGGGAAGACGAATTTGTTGGGGACCAGCCTCATACGAACCGCCCATCGTCGAGGTTCAGGTCAAGGACGCGATTGTTGGCTCGCACCGCCAGCTTGTTGAGACGAACGACGAAGTCGCGCATCGCCTCGCCAAATTCGAGCCCTTTAGCTTGCAAAAACCGATATTTGAGGCCGTTGACGGCGACGCGGGCGTCGAACAAAAGACGATCATCATCAGAGGATGGCCGCGTCAGAAACTTGCCATCCTTATTGACCAGCCAGTGGCCGTCGCCGAGCAGGTCTTGGTAATGCTCATCCATCAGCACGTCGTCGGCAACGGCGGATAGCAACGCAGTCATCTGGACGACGTCTTCGTCGGCCGATCCGAGCGCCTGGGCGAGCGGCGTCTGGCGGATGCCGATCTCCATCGATGCATCCGAAACGGCCTGAACAACGGAGATCAGCTCTGCCATTAGCCGGCTGCCCTCGTCCGCAAGGCTTCGATGGTCTCCTTGTTGCTGATGATGGTGCGGCGGGCATCCTCTAGGCTCTCTTCGAGGGCGCCGATGCGGCCGTCGCGAGCCCTGAGCAGCTCCTCATATTTGCCGGCTTGGCCCTGCAGTTCGATCAGCTTGGCGGCACGCTCGGCGAGCTCGCGCAATTCGGCCGGCATGTTGCCGTCCTTACGCCGCGCGGCGAGCTGCTGGACGGTGACGATGTCACGGTCGGCGAGCATCTTGAACAGTGCCTCGGTGCAGGCTGGCCACATTGCCAGCGGGTAGCCCTCGGCGAGCAGCACCCTGCGGGCGGCGTTCTCCTTCTGGAACATTTCGAAGGCGTGCTTGTGCTCTTCGAAATCCTGCGGTTCGGCTTCGCGCTGCACCGACAGGTAGGGCGGCCGATCGAGGCGGATGCAGATGGTCTCGTAGTAGCGCGGCAGGCCGTCGTCGGAGACGCCGTCCTGTTTCCACGAGGTGTAGAAGCGCGCCAAAGTGGGGGTGTCGGACAACTGAAATCTCCATGGAAAGGTGGAGCCCCCTGGGAGGCATGGGGGGCTCCAGCGATACAGATCAGGCGATGATGAGCCGGCCCTGCATCGAGCGGTTGCTGAGGGTCAGCGCCCCCATGAAGGCGATGTGATTGGTGATCGCATCCATGTCGGTGGAGCTGTCGGGGAGGTCGAGCTTCTCGAAATTGCGGCCTTCGTAGACCTCGAATTTCAAGTATTTGGTGTTGATGAAGTAGCCTCCGACGAGGCCGGTGGCGGCACCGTCGAACACCAGGGACGCCGACTTGTACTTGAGCGTTTCAAAGCCCAAGCCGCCGAGTTTGGCGTCAGCGTACCGCTGCTGCTCCTGCAGTCCGCCCTCGTAGGTGGCGTAGATTTCGCCGTCGACGACGACCAGGTCGGCATGTTCGGTACCACGCACCAATTTAAGCCACAAAGCGTTCATTGCGGCTTTCAGGTCGGCATACTGAAGCACACCGGTCTGCCTGGTGGCGGTCTGGAACTGGTTTTTCCAGAAAGTCCAGGTAGAGGCATCGATACCACCGACAATACCGGTGCCATCGTTGGTGATCATTGCTTTAAGACCAGCGAACGATTTCGCAACAGTACCATCGCCATAGACGGCTTTAGTAATGTTATTCTTCATCGTTGCTTCGGCGTTATCCATCTTGCCCTCGAGGAGGTTCAAGATGCGCTCGCGGCCCTTGTTCTTGGCCAGATCAGGACCGGAGAGGGTGACCGAAGCGACGGCATTGGCCGGCTCATAGTCGGCCTCGCTGATGGTTTCTTTGACAGCACGGCTGAGTAGTTCCGTGCCCATATACCAGGCGAATGTTTCCTCCGCATAGGTCAACGGGCAGTTAATACTACGACCACCGTCAACTATACGAATTCTATTGCCTTCACGCAGTAAAGCTGTCACAGCGTTACTGTTGGACACGTTATCCGCGAACTGTTTATGGTAGTTCGCTAAAGTTGTAGCGACTAATTGGTTGACTGTTGGTTCGGCCATGGCCGGCTCCTAGGGATCTAGAAGCCAACCTCGTCTGCAGAATTTTCCAGTGTGTCTCTGAGGCTGCCGTTGCCTTTTTTCTCCTGCGACGGCTTCGACACGGGGCTGGTCAACCCCCTGACGTTGCTACGCGCCGCCACCCTGGCTCGTTCGTTGGAGTATTGCTGGCTGACGCGGTTTCGCTCCGCCTGCAGCATCTGTTCGCGAACTTGCGGGTGAGCCCAGCAGGCTTCGTCGTAGGTCTGGTGGAGGTCGCGTTGCGGGTTGGCGCGGAAGGCGTCGATGATGTACGGCAGCACGGCGTCGAAGTAGGGGCGGAGCGGCCGTCCGTCCTTGTCCTTCTCATCCGCGTAAGCATCGATCGACCCGCGCGTCACCTTGACGGCGTCCTGCTCCAGACGTTGCGTTTCAGCCTGTCTGAATTGATGGAGTTCAGCACGGAGAGCCTGCAAATCGCTGGTCGTTCTGCCGTGGAGGTCGGCGACATAACGGACTGCCGGGTCCTGCTTCAGATGCTCTGGAAGCTGCGGCTCCGGCGGGCGACTTGTGGCGAATACCTTCGCTGGGTCGAAGCCCATGCGCTCGGCGATCTCATAGAGGATCGACGCCCTCGCCCGCGGGTCGGGACTGATGGCGCCCTTGTGGAGACGCGCCCAGTCACCAATCGCCTGGATGGCGTTGATGTTGTTTTCCTGCATCGATCGTTGGATGTCAGGATCTTGGAAGATCGGATTGAGGGCATTGACGGCTTGGACTGCTTGAGCGTTCGCTTGAGACTTGCGCGTATAATCGGCCTCCATCTCGGAATACCGCCGCATGAAGAAATTCTTCGCGTCTGACGGTAGTCTGTCGAAGGCGGCTCGATCCTCGGCGCTCCAGTGCTCCGGCGGCTGATTGCTAGGCCCTTTCGGCGCTGGATCAGGTCGGTCTTGAGCCTCTTCGGATGGGTCGGGGCTGGGAGGTTCGTCGTCCTCTGCTTCACCCGCTTTTTGCGCCTGCTCTTTTGACGCAAATCTTCCGCGACGGTCGCGGCCGTCACCTCGGTCCGAGGGGCCGTCGTCACCATCGTCGCTGTCGTCTAGACCTTCGTCGTATGCGGCTTCCGCGATCTCGCGCAGAGACGGCGCACGCTCTTCAGGCTCGACGCCAGAAATCGAGTTGTCGTCCGGTTGATCCGGCAACATGCACTGCTTCCCTCTGGGCTTCCCTGCCGTTCGACCAGCGGTGGTCCTTGGGCAGATCCCGGGGGTCGATCGACCCCGAATTGTTGAGATCACGCTCGCGTTGGCGCGGCGAGGTGATCAGCGCCCCGTCGATGGGGCTTTCGTACTCCCTGAAGCGGTAGGCCTTCGGGGGTGCATTCCGTTTCTCGACCAACTGGCCGCCGCGCCAGACCCAAACAGTCACGTTCCCGCAGCGCCTCCGGCGATCATCCCGCCAGCAGCGAGGTTCTGGATTTTCTGCCGCTCCCACAGATTGCCGTTGGTGCCGATCGGCCCGGCGGTGCGCTCTTGGGGGGTATGGACATTGGCCATGTTGGTGACCGCCGGGGTGCCGGTCGGATAAGGCTCGTCCTTGGCGACGGTGACGATGGTGGCGACTTGCTGCTCGGGCGCCGGCTTGGCGAGGGGCTCGTCGACCATGGCGTCAGGTCCAAGTGAAGGTGGCTGAGGTGCTCAAGACGCCGTGATCCATGATCGCAATCGTCGCGGTGCCGGGGAACGACTGCTTCGGGTCGAGCGGCACCCACATCTCGGTTGGGCTGATGTACTTCGACGCATACGGTTGGTTGGCGACGTAGGCGACGGACCAGACGGTAAAGCCGGTGCCGGTGACCTTGACGGTGATCACCGGCTTGTTCGGGCCGGAAACGCCGGTCGCCGGGGTCAGCAAAGTCACAGTCGGGGCGGCCACGGCGGCGGTGTTCTTGTCGGGATAGGGATCTTTGGGACCGATACCGCCACGGCGGCGGCCGATATCCACTGCGATCGGCATCCCTAACAGGGTGGAGCGGTCGCCCTGGTTACGGGGGCCGTAATTGGCTTGGTTCGGGCCACCGTTTTTATCGGCCAGGGCGACCGTGGCCTGGGCTTGGGCGACGTCGTCGCCGTAGGCCCCGCCGGCCCAGTCGGCAGCAGCGCCGGCTGGGGTATAGCGTGGCTTGGCCGCATTCGGGTTGGCGTCGGTCAGGTCGCCGATCTTGTTGGATTTGGTCCGCCAATTGCGTGGCACGGTCGGACCCAGCACGGTCGAGGTGCCGACGTCTTGAGCTCTGAAAAGAGGCTGCGGCGTGAGAGCCATCGCTTTTAGGCTCCTTACGTCGGGGTCGCGGACTTGTAATAGCCGGTCTGCAGCCAGAAACGTTTGCCAGCCCCGAGGCTCGCTCCGGTTGGATAAGGCGTCTTCTCGTCGCCGACCGGGATCAGCCCGACTAGGGGAACGCCAGCCACCGCGGCGCGATAACCATCAATCGGGGAAGGCCAAGTGCCGGGCGTAATCGCCTGCGGGGCAGCTTCCATGCCGGCCGGGACGAACGCTTTATAGATCTCGTCGCCGGCGTAGGTGGTGAACACTTCGCTATCGCCGGTGCCGGCAATACCATGCTGCGCACCGCCGCCAAAGCGGGTCGGGTCGACCTGATTGCCGACGTTGGTGTTGGTGTTGATGGGGTATGGCTCCGGCCCGGTGCCGGGCTCGATCTTCGCCGGCTGGTAGCGGCCGGTCTCGGTGCCTTCGTTGGATTGAGGGTCGGCAGCCGGGTCGGGCCGCTCGCCTTTATCGTCGGAGCCAGCTTCGGCACCGGCTGCCGTCCTGGCGCCAGTATCGCTATCGTCGTCGCTGTCGTCTTCGCCGTCGTCATCGGTGATTTGGGCGGTGGCTTCGACGCCGTTCTTGCGGACGCGGATTTCCTTGGCGTCGTCTTCGGCGTCGATGGTCAGCTCATTCGGCGAAACCAAGGTGAAATCGGTGTCGACGCCGTCAACCTGAACGTTGGTGCTCGCTCTAGTAAAACCGGAGCCTTTGACGGTGACGGAGCCGTCATCGCTCCGCTTGGCGCTTCTGACGGTAACGTCGGCCATCTCAGACTTCCCCCAGTGTTAACCGAAATCCAGTTCACTCTGGGGTCATTTGGTTGATTTAGCAACATCATGTGCGTCAGGGGGGAGCTGAGGCACAAACTCTGGGGCTTTGGGCTTCTTCTTACCGTCGTTGACCGGCGGCAGCACGAACGGCTCGGCGTCTTCCTTGTCGGGCGGCGGCTTGATCGGCATCAGACAATCTCCCATTGGCGGCGGATACGATCCGACCATTGCGGTCGCCACGGTGATGGCCAAGGGTGACGACTTCTAATGACACCGCGCCGGGCCAGACCCAGCAGGCAGCGATAGCACTGGCGCGGCGTGCCTCGGTAGACGCTGAGAGCCTCGTAGACGGTCACCACATTGTGCCGGTCGAACAGCGCCAGCAGCTCAGGCTCGGGGTCGTAAGGGTTACGCTGTATCATACGACCGGTTCGACGGGGGTTTCGTCGATCAGGGCTTCCTGCAAAGCGTCGAGGAACTGGTCGTAATAGCCCTCGATCTCCTTGGCGCAGTCGTGGCCGTTGATGATGGTACGGGCATTGTAGGGGTCGTCGGTGTCGTCATTGAAGAACTCGCCCAATTGCGCGCCGGTGAACCAGCCCTCGGCCATGCCGCGAAACATGATGCGGGCTGAAATCAGGCTATCGAGCGCCACTTCGGGATGTTTGACCAGGTCGCGGTCGTCGATCAGGCTGAGTGCCGCACTGGCGCGGTCGTAGTTCTCTTCCCAGGTCAGCTGGACGAAGCCGCGGCCGATGTACGGATAGTATTCACGATCTTGTAGATAATCCTGGGAGCCGTACTCGGTGGTCGGCCACATCCGCATGGCGCACTCTTTATATACAGTGGCCAGCATGTAGGCGAGCCAACGGATGTCATCCATCGGCGTGCCGCCGGCTTGGTATTCCCACACCGCGAGGATCACCGACTGGCCGTCGACCTGCTGTTGGGTCAGAGCGCCACCGAACATATCGCGAACTTGATTGAAGTAGGTGTTCCTGTCGAAGCGCATCTCAATACACGATCCACCAGATGACCAAGCCGATGACCGCCACCGCGGCGACCAGCAGCCAGATCATGTTGTCGGCTCTCATCGCCGGCTCTTTCCCTTGGAGGACGCCTTCTTCATCGGCAGGTTCTTGGCGCCCTTGGCCTTGTCGGCGGCGGCGAACTCTTTACCCACGGACTTTGGGATACCCAAGGTGCTCTTGCCGTGCGCGGCGGCCTGCATCGCCCGCCGCTGCTTCTCGCTGACCGAAGGCATCTTATTTGGACGACTTGGCGGCCCGTGAACCGCCCTTGCCGCCCTTGGCCAGCTTGGCACCGTCGGTGGCCATCTTGCCGGCGATGTTGGCGCGGCCTTTGGCGGTCTCGATCGAGTGAGCGCCGTGGATCTTCTGGCCGGCGGTGGATTTGCCTGTGGATTTGGTGTTCGGCATGTCTTGTTCTCCAGCACGAATATCGAAGTGCTTCATTAGGATGAAACCGTCGAGCGTGGCGCTCATCACAGACTTCGGGGCGACTTTAGTGAGCCGCCCCGAGAGTGAGATGGCTTAGTCGCTATCGCGCTCGGAACCACCACCTTGCCCGGGGCGACCCTGACCAGGGCTCCCCTGGCCAGGGCTCCCCTGTCCTGGGCTCCCCTGTCCTGGGGTTCCCTGGCCGGGGTTCGTCTGGCCGGGGTTACTTTGACCGGGGTTGCCCTGGCCGGGTTTTGGTTGCTGTGCCATCGATTGTTCTCCTCTCGATGTGGCCCCCGCCACTTTGATCAAACGTTCTTCAAGAGTGGTTGTTCATAGACCTATGAACGTACTGATCCGGTATGCCGTGGCTATGGCGGGTGACAACGCGCTGCCGGTGAAGGGCTTTCTCGATGCGGTCGATGCGCTTGTGGGCGCCGATCACGCCACCAAGGATGACGGCCAGCACGGTCGCCGCCAGCAGCCACAGGATCGCGACGACGATCACGACAGCGGCCCCATCGGCATCGGCCCGCCGCCATTCATCTGCGGTGGACCGCCCGAGGGCGGCGCCGCGCCAGGCGGGCCAGCCCCCGGTGGCCCAGCGCCAGCGGGTGCGGCACCGCCTGGCGGAGGCATCATCGGCGGTGGCGGCGCCATCGCCAGCGCCGCCAATTGATCTTGGAAGCCGTCGATCAAATCGACGACACCGCGGGAGTTGCGCAGCGGATGGAGCATCATCTTGATGAGCTCCAAGGTGAACTGCATGATCATCGGCGGGGGGAGAACGCCGGTCATCAGCAGGCCCTGGGCGCCCTGCAGGATGCCCTGCATCGCCATCAGCATCTTGGCGTTGCTCTCTTGCTCCATCTGCTCGTCGATCTGCACGGTGGAGTCGGTCTCGATGTCGATCGAGCAAACACGCTGGAAGTCGTCGCGGAGAATGGCTTCGACGGCAGGCGTCACCTCCTCGCTGGTCATTCGGGTCAAGGTGGCGGCGTCGAAATTCTTGGCGATGATCTCAGCTTTCATGCGGAGAAGATCGAGGGCGAAGTTGGCGCACACCATCTTCTGGCCGTCGAGGCGGTTGGTGCCCATGGTGCCTTTGATGCGCTGCGCGGTGGCGGTCTCGTAAGGGTTGGAATTGCCGCGCATGATGTCGGAAATGCCCATCACCTCGTAGATCGCCCCCTTGACCTGCTCGCGGTCGACATAGAGCTCCCTCAAGGCGTTGGCCCATTCGAGGATGGGGACGATCCAGATGTGATTTTGCAAACCTCCGTTGATGAGGTCGACGCCGTCGATCGGCAGCATCTTGCCGTCGTCGGCCAGCAGCAATTGGGCGATGTCGCGGTTGGCGGCGTTATAGCCGCCCCTGACCTTGATCTTCTTGGTTAGGTCGGAGATCCGTTTGGAGGTTTCGTCGAGGTCGGTCGCGAGGTGTCGATACAAGTCATAATACGGGCGGGGCAAGAGGCTGTCGGTGGTGGTGACAGCAAGTAATGGCTTCGGGATGGGGAAGAAGTTGGAAAGCCCAAGCGCGTCAGGGTCCACCCGGAGAACGATCCCACTGACTTCTCGGATGAACCAGATGACTTCTCGCTTGTCACGGTTCCAGATCTCCCAGACCATCGCTTTCTTAATAACATCACCAAGCTTGTCGGAGGTCTTCATCGCCCCACCACCACCAACCGTGTTCTTGGCGGCGGCCTCCTCGGTCCACTTGAGCACGTCCTCCATGCGGCCCTTGGCCTTGAGCCGTTGCAGTTTCTCGCTGTCTTCGAACTCGGCCAGCAGCTGCTTCTCGGTAAACAGGTGTCTGAAGGCGACCCATTGGGTGTCGCTGAATTGGCGCACGGGGTCGAAGAGGATGTCCTCCCAGTAAACATACTCGTCGTTGACGGTTTCCCACGCCTTGACCATCTCGGGTTCTTGGGGAGGCAGTTCGGGGGCGCCCATCACTGCCATCGGGTTGGGGGCTGGCGGCTCCGGCGCCGGCTGCAGCTGCGGCTTCCAGCGGACGCGGACGACGCCACGTCCAGGCAGCAGCAGGTCTTTCACGGCAGCCTTGACGGCTTCGTGGCTGTCGTTGTCGTCCAGCACGATCGACAAGGCTTTTTCCATCACCGCGGCGGCGGTTTCGGCGTCCTCCTGGGTCGGCATCCCCGGTGGCGGTGGCTTCGGCTGCATCGGCCCGGCGACCAGCGGTTGCGGCAGTGGCGGTCCCGGCTTTTCCGGTGGCGGCGGGGCAGCGGGTTCTGGCGGTGGCGGCGGGGTGGTGTCTTCGGTGGTCACCCTGATGTTGACATCAGGACTTTCCATGGCGCCGCCGGTATTGGGGCCAGGCGGCGGCATTGGTGGCGGCGGTCCCTGTGCCAGCATCTCAGGAGGAGGACCACCGCCGCCGGGCGGGGCTCCAAGGGGTGGTGCTTCCGGCGGCGGGGCTCCTGTGGGCGGACCTTCCATGGGGGTCGGACCTCCCATGGGCGGCAGCCCAGGGAATGGTGGCGGCGGCGGCGGCGGCTCTACCGGCTCGGACTTCCTGACGAAACGGCTCTTGACCACCGGCTTCGGCGGGGTGGCGTAGATGTTCGGCAGCATGACTTCGGTATTTGAGAATAAGACATTGAAAACAATGTCTTTATTCAGCGCCTTCTTGCCGGCTTGGGTATAATATCCATCGTTTCTATAGATGCGGATGATCTCACGGCCTCTGGCGCGCCAATCCTTTTCGGCACGCTCGGCGTCGGCTAAGGCTTTCTCCCAAAATTCCCGGTCGACTTCGGCAATCGGGTCGTCCTGCTGGCTGTCGTCTTGGGGAAGATCGACGCGATCCGGTTTGCCGATCTCAGCACTGAGCGGCTGGAAGACCTTGGGGTGCTCGTCGAAGGTTCTAGCCACCAAACAGCTCCTTGGCTTGCTGACGCAGGAGGGCTTGTTTTTGCCGCCGACGCCGCCAGAGGGCCTTGTTGTAACACTGTTTGCTGCAATATCGGGCCAGAGTATTGCCGGCAACGCATTTGGCGTCACAAACCTGGCAGTGAAAGGCGGTGCGGCGGTGCAGCCGATAGCCGCTGGGGGACCGGGCGGTGAAGCGGTTCTTCCACGGTTCAGCCACTCGGATAGCCTCTGACGTAGGGGATCGAGATGCCTCTTGGGTCGACGGTGTATCTGAGGCCGCAGGTCGAATGGCGGATTTTGCGGTCGGGCGGACGGTCTGGGTTGATGACCTTGCGGGCGCCCTTGAGGCGGGCTTCCCAGAGCTCCAGGTTGGAATTGTTGGGCTTCTCAGGGAAGCTGAAGGGGCTCATCAATCCAGATCCTTGAGGCGGAAAGCATTGGCGACCAAGAACGGATTATCGTGGTTGGCCTCGTGGAAGTGGGTCTGCCTGAACGGACGCGACATGCAAGCATATCTGACCTCATCGACGGCGTGGTCTTCGGCTGAGGTGTCGAGGTCCTCGGGATTGACCTCGGAATGCTGCATCATCGGCAGCGTACGGAGGATAGCATGGCAATCCTCGGTGAAAAAGATCATCGGCTGGCCGTCGTCGTTGCCTCTGAGACGGAAACGCAGCTGATCCCAGCCGCCGAACCGCTTGGCAATGCTAAGGCGGGCGTTGTCGGCACGGCGGAAGTAGACACCTCTGCGGGCGAGGGTTTCGGCGATGCTTGGGCCGCTGATGACGGCGAAGGCGGCTGGGTCCAGCACCCCGTAGGCGATCTGTTCGCCGAGCTCGCGTTGGCGGATGCCGGCAGCGACGGTCTCGGCGGGGATCTTCAGGCCTTCATTGGGGCCTTTGCTGCCGTACCACTCGCGGTAGCGGACGATGGCGTCTCTGGGAAGAATGTGGCCGTCGAGGGGGTGGTCGTCCTGGACCACGGCCCACCAGCCGATGGAGAAGGGTCTCGCGGAACCCCAGTCCATTGAGCGGAAACGGGTCCAATCGCGGGGGATGGTGAACTTGGGGGTGACGTGCTTGGCCTTTGAAAACTCAGGGAAAAAGGCGCCTTCGACGACATCCCAGTCGCCTTCCAGCCAGGCGCGGACCAGCTCCGGCGATCCTGAAGCGCGGAGACGGTTGACGTAGTTGGGGTCATTGTGAAGGAGGGCGGGGTTGTCGGTGACCTTGGCGGCGATGAAGACGCGGGAGAGGCCAGTGTCTGGATCTTTGTACGGTCGATTAGGACCAAGGTTGATGACCCACTGCTTGACCCACTGGTGACCAGGACCGCCGGGATTACAGGTGGCGCGGAACTGGCACTTGATGCCTTGTTTTGCGGATCTGAGCGTCGCCATCAGCTTGAAGATCGGCCGACTATCGGCGTACTGGGTGAGCTCCTCGACATAGACTCGGGTCAGTGACCAACCCTGGTAATTCTGAGCATCGCTGTCGCTTTCCAAGTAAGCCATATGTAGAACGGCACCGTTATGGAAGCGGAAGAACTTCTTCTGCTCGTTCCAAGTGGCAGCGTTGCCATACATGATCAGCGCGGTGTCGATGGTGTCCTTAAGGTCTTCTCGCGTCTTACGAACCATCAGCCCTCTGGCGTGTTGACCGTGGGCTTCGGCGTGCAGCCAGAACTCGCCCAGAGTGGCATAGCTCTTGCCACCGCCACGGGCGCCGCCGTAGACGACGATGTCGAAGGGGGCTCGGAGGAAGGCCACCTGTGGTCCCGGCTGGGGGCGAAAACCGATCTGGACCTGTCGCTCTGCCAATGCACTCATAGGTTGCACTCCTCAGGAAAGCAATTTTTTGGATTTTTTTCGGGTTCGGCTCCGAGAAGGAAATCCGTGGAGGGGGTGGGACACCCCCCTACCCCCCTACAACCGCGACGTGTACCCACTTTTCGGGTAAGCCCCACCGTCTCTTGGTCAATCGATTGACCAAGTCAGCCGCTTGTCTATACTGTCACGCTATACTCTAGACTACTTAGCATCTACTCCGAATACATCAACTATACCATCATCATTACCATTCGTTACTACGTCTATTACTGTACCAAAATCCTGCAGCCATTGCAGCTCAGTCATCTGATCAGGGCCACTGATGGCTGTTGTAGGTCGCCTGATCAAGGCGTCCACTTGATGCTTCTCTACAAGCATTCCGTGTATCTTGGCGACGCCCATCAGCGCAGCCGAAGCCGCGCCAAGCTGCTTATCCTGCTTTGCGAGGCGCGCAACTTCCAGCAATTCGCGGGTTATGAGCTCGGCCGTAACACGTGTCGCGGCGCGGCTCACAACGGCTTTCTGTGCCTCTAACTCAGCCTTGCGAGCTAACACTTTAGCGTTCTTGAGCAAACGCGAACTGCAGGCCGGCAAGGCCGACGGCTTACAGGTCGGATAGGCCTGCCCGTAGGCTTGCGTTGCGCTAAAGCCTTGTTCCACTAGCAGGATTAGAAAGAGCTCCTGTGCGGGCTTTAAAACCGTGATTGTGGGCGTTCGCGACATCTCAGCCGCGAACGGTAAGCAGATACCACACAACAGTCAAATTGTAACATTTCGTGATCGAAAAACATTGGGATGGGTCAACAAAACCATTGACCCGGGTCAATGGTTCGGCTATATTACATCCATAGAAACAAGGAGATGAGCAAATGACTACCGAGACACCCTACAACGGCTGGAGCAATCGCGAGACGTGGCTCGTCAATCTCTGGCTCACCAATGACGAAGCCACCTACAACGAAGTGAGAGGCATGAGTGCTGACCACATCTCAGACTACGTCGAACTTTTGATTGACGATGTCTGCGCCAATCCAACTGTCCCGGGCTTTGCTAACGATCTGATCGGCGCCGCGCTGATCCACGTCAATTGGTTCGAAATCGCCAACAGTCTCAGCGCCGAATAGGTCGAAACGGGCTTTGCCCGTCGCAGCGTAAGACGCTGCCTGATGAGACCACTAACCCGAGTAACGATGATGTACGACCGTGATATGCCTCTGATGCGCTCCCATGCGCTCGCTTCGCCGCAAGGCCTGACCGATGTCATCGCCTTTGTGCTGGCGACCATTCAACAGCCGCTTCAATCGGTTGCCAATCAGATGCGCGACATTCGCTTGAATGGCGCCCAATCAAAGTACCTCTTCGGTTCGAAGCGGATTGGCTACACCTATGCACTCAACCACCAAGAGGTTTTGTTTGCTGCCGTGACTAAGGCTTGCGAACTCAATGACGTGATTGGCGCTGTCGATGTCCTGTCCAATGTACCGGGTTTAGGGATCGTCAAGGCAAGCTTTGTCGCACAGATCTGCGGCTTGGAAGTCGCCTGCCTCGATACCCATAACTTAAAGGCTTTGGGCTTGGCCGAAACAGCTTTCAAGCTGGCCAAGTCGGTCAAGCCTGAAACCAAGCGCGGCAAGATTGACCGTTATGTCGAAATCTGCCGTGAAACCGGCGGTTCAAAGCATTGGTGGAATACCTGGTGCGCCACCGTCGCTGGAAATAGGGCAAACAAATCATTGACTTCGGCCGATATCGTATCTGCCTATCACGTCGCCTGCCTGCAGGCATAACCCAAAGGAGAATGACTATGAGAAACATGCTAGATAGAGCTATGCATTACATGGAGCGGGACCCATCCCGCGCCTACACACTAACCGAATTGAGGCGAGCTACAGGCATAGCCATTCGCTCTCAATATCGCTTGTCCACGCAGCTACTTGATAGCGGTATGGTCGAGCGGGATGGCGGCAGCTACCGCATCGCCGAACACTTGCTATCTAAACATTAACCAAGGTCGAAACGGGCATGAGGTAAGCCCGTCGCAGCGTTAGGCGCTGCCTGATGAGACCAAAGGAAATGACTATGGAAGACTTCCCGCTTGAATGCTTCACCCTTTACGACGGCCTTATCCGCCTCACTCAGGAAGGCATTAACTCATTCACTGTCACCTATGGTGTGCAGATTGAGCCAGGTTTGTCCTACTCGCGCGCTGCAGAGCGCCTAGGCGCTGTCATCATGCATGATGCCGCTTGCGAGTATCGCTTGAACAATAACGATATCGACTAAAGGAGCAACACCAATGAGCTACAAAGGCGAAGTTCAAGTCGGCAACGATCCCAAATGGTACTCGAATGGGTTGCGTTTTGCCACCGCAGACGAGGCAGAGTTGTATGCCAAAGACTTGCTAGGGCGGTGGACCACCGTCCGCTTCATGCAAGTCAGCCCCTCCGACGATCCCGTCACCCACCATTGGAACGGCGACAAGGCTGTCGCCATCGAGGATTGAGCCATGCGCACCATCATCATCGAGCCGGCCATCCAGGCCGGCTACTGGCAGGCAATGCCGGAAGACTACGACCTCTGCGATGCGATCGGCATCGGCCAGTCGCCCACCGAAGCCCTCGATCACTACCTTTTCGCGATCGGCTTCGATGATCTCAACCCTGACTACCGCAGCTTGGCCATCCAGCTGCGTTAGGCCCTGTTTGCCACAGGGAAGCCCGCTGACGCGCGTTCTGCGCTGGCGGGTCTCCCAGCACCCTCCAACCCCAAACGCGCTCACAGAGCGCCCTGAGCAACCAAAATGACCGAAAAACTGATCAACCCGTACTACGACGGCACCAAATGGCGGCTGATCGCCTTCTACCCGAAGCTCGCCGATCGCAAGACCGAGTTCAGCCGCAGCCGCAAGGCCGCGCTCGAACGAGCTCACCTGCACCGCAAGGCCGGCGCCAACGTCGAAATCGCCGAATGCATGTGGGTCGAGCGGATCACCCCGCTCTACTGGTTCGATGCCGACAAGCAGGTGCAATCATGACCCTGCTCGTCTTCGGCGGCGTTGTCCTGTCCGCTATCGCCATCGTCTTCGGCCGGATGGGCGTCTCGGCGGCAGCTGCCGCCTTCCTCGCCTGCCTGGCGGCGATCCCGCTGCTGATCGTCGGCTTCTTCATCGTCGCCGCCATCCACGACGCCAACACCGCCCCCGTCCGCCACAGCTGGGGCACCGAATATCCGCAGGTCATCCCCTGACCCCTCGTCGCCGCCTCTACAACCTGCAGAGGCGGCGATAATTATTTTTCCAGCTATCGGCTCCGACACTATCCGACACTATGTTTACTCGTCCATAATTTGTAATTTTTTCTGGGTTTTTTATTATTATAGGGGCATGTAGGAGTGTGAGCTAGGCGAGTAGACATAGTGTCGGATAGTGTCGGTATGCGGTAAACTCAACGCTTCAGAAACCTTTTTTCGATTTTTCGATTTCTTCGTTCTTTTTGACCACCCAAGCCTCGCAAGCATTGACTTGGTCAGATGTCGAGAGGCTCTTCTTTCCATACAAGGACACGTTCCGCGTGTCCTTCAAGTACCATCTTCCCTTGCTGCCGCCGCTCAGAATGCGCTCATATCCTTGGCCATCCAAACGGGCCGGAAACGCTCGCGTGTTCTTCGGGTCGTCAATCCACGTCTGCAGTCCCGGCTCTGCCGCCGCCATCAACTGATCCTTGGAGAACACCGAAGGCGAACCCATCGCTGCGATAGCGTCCTCCAGCGCCTCATCATTGACGTCTTGCGTCGACACTCCAACCACCGAATGCCACCATCGCGTCTTCGGCGGCGGCGCCTTGGCATCCCACCCCTTCAGATCGATCGACCGCAGGAAGGCCACTACATGCCCGGCTCCGTCACCATCCATCCACTGGTGCAGCCGCGCATAGTAATCCGGCCCCTTGTCCTGCCGCACCTGGCGTTCCGTCACGTCGGTCCAGGCCATGTAGTGGCGGCGGTCCTCCTCCGGCAGATAGAAGCCCTCGTGCCGGTAGTTGGTCGTCATCACCACCCCAACGACGTTCAAAATGGATCGAACCTCGACCCCCTTGGTGTCGATCTGCAGCGTCGCCGGCGGCGCCGCGAGGATCGGCTTCAGATGCTCATACAGCTTCCGCCGGGTCATATTCTCACCGAGGTTATGCACCTCCGAGATCCGCAGCACGACGCTCTGCAGGAACGAATTGAACCGCCCCAGCAGCGCCGTCGGCGTCGCCTCCTGCCAATTCTGCCCGCCCACCCCGAGGATCAGCGGCGCTAGGATCGTATCCTTGCCGGCCCCCGACGGCCCGCCCAGCACCAGCGCGTGGTTCTTCTTCTCCCACGGCCGCTGGATGCAATGCGCCATCCACTTGCTGATCCATTCGGCGTCTTCGGGATAGAGCATCTCCAAATGCCGCCGCCACGGCAGCGCATGTTGCGCCACCCCCGAACACTTCGCCGGCGGCCGGTACAGGTTCAAAATCACATTGTCCTTCTCGGCTTCGATCCCCGCCTTGGTCAGCACCGCGTCTTTGACCAACTTCGGCCGTCCCGGCAGCCACGACACCTGATCCACCGACCGCTGCCGCTTCAGTACCTCCGAAGCCGGTAGCGGCTTGCCCTTTGCGTCGGATATCCCAGTCGGGCCACAGCGCGAATTGACGTTGCTCGCCGGCCACAGATCGCCGGTCGGCATGTAGACAAACTTGCCGGTAGGGTTGTGAGCGTAGAAGTCATAAATCGTCGTCCGCTCTTTCTCTGGCTGAGTGGCATCATCATCAAACGCCGCCGCCGCTAAGTCTGGTCCCGCCTTGTCCTTGGCCAAAATCTCCAACGCCCCCCAGCCGGCCGAATGCGGCTCGATGCTCTCCCACACCCGCTCGAACCCAGGTTCGTCCTTCGACCACGCCAGCGCCAATTCAAAGGCGTCTTCCGGCCACTCCAGCAACGCTCCCTTGATCGCGTGCAGGACCTCTATCCACCAGCCGCGCAAGCCTTCGCCTTCGCCGCCTTCCCAGGGGTTCTTCAGCGCCTCCAGCACCGCCTTGACCGCCGCCACCGAGGGCGCCGCCTGCGGCCCACCTCCGCTCCGCGGAGCTCGCGCCGCCTTGCTAAACGGCGTCTCCGGCAACCACCCGAGGTCGCCCTCCCCCCAAATGACCGATCCAACCACAAAGCCGCCGCGCTTCTGATTGATGCCGCCAGGCAGCCGCCACCAATGCACGCAGTCGGTGCCATCGACCTCCCACGGCACCCGCGCTCTCAGCGCCGTCCATTCTGCCGGCGTCACCCCGTCGCCCAGTCGGTATCCCGCTTGAGCATTGCCTTCGGAGGTCTCAAGCAGCGTCAGCGGTGGCGTCGCTAGCCAGGCGAACTCCGCCGGGTGAACCTTACGTCCGACATCGTCGATGACCAAAGCGTGGACCGAGACGGCCTTCTCCGCCACCCGCTGCCCGCGGGCATTCAGTCCCGACAGCCGCGCCGGGCACCAATACCAGCCAGCCTGCGGGTCGAGCGTCGCCGTCGCCGCCAGCCGCGGCCTATTCATGCTGTTGCTGTCGCAGACATAGACGCCGCTGAGATCATCACCGAAATAAGCGCGCAGAAACGCTCGGCTCGCCTCATTCATCGGTCGAGCTCCCAGCTTTGAGCGCGTTCAGCGTGGGCGAGGCAGATGTGAGCCAGCCACTCGTCGCGGCTCAAAAAAATCTTGTTGTAATGCTCGACCCTGCCATCAGGGGTGACGAGGCCACGGTAATCCAGATGATACTCATCCAGCCGCGGCACCAGCGGTAGCCGCCACGCTAAGACGCCCGATGGCTGCTGCTTAAAACCGGGGTAAATACGCCACGCGACAACCGGGGCTTCGGCGATCTCGATCGGATCGACGATCCATACGCCGTCCACCAGCTGACAGCCGAGGTAGATCTGAACGACAGACCAGCCTGCCGCCGCAGCGACGACAGTGTGTTGATTTTGGGGAGCAGTTTCATTAGCTTTAGGCACGTGATGTTCCTTTCTTCCGTACAGGGATTTGAGGATCAGGAGGCGATATCCCCGGCCACGGGTTATCGCCTTCATCATTTGGTGATTCGTTTTTAACCTACGTTAGTCGGCGAACAGGGTCCATTCACTTCGCGTAGCGCCGCCCTGTGGACAACTTCGCCGCCACCGGCAGCCCCGCCGCCCACGCCGGCGCCTCCGGCGTAAAAGCCGCCCGATCCCAGCCGCTGAACTCGGTTTCCGGCAACTCCCAGACGATTTCATCATGCACTGTCATCACTGGCACTGCCGTCCGATCGAGCATCGCCTCCGCCATCACGTCACGCGCCACCGACTGGACGATATTCTCCACCAGCCGGCCGCCATAGGTCCGTTCGGTGCCCCACTTCTTGGTCACCCCGTTGACCCCGTCGAACACCAACCCGCTTTCCGCCGCCAGCCGCATGTTGTGGTACGTCAAGGGGACACCATTGGGTTTTTTGACCTGCGTTGTCCTCCCAAGCGTCCTGACTGCCATGCCGTGGCTGAGCCCGATCACCGCGCCGTGGCGCTGCACCGATCGCCGCACCGCCTCTTCGACCGCCCGCCAATAGCGCAAGATCGCTGAATTGCCGTCGCGCCACGCCCATAGATGCGCCGTCGCTTGCGCCGCCGTCAGCTCGACGAAGTAGGGTGCCGCAGCCGCCGTCGTCCTAAACTTCTCCGCCCCCATGCCGTAACCACAAGCCAACACCAGCACTTTGCCCAGCTGCCGATTGGCGCTGCCGACCTTGCGCGCCGCTTGGACATAAACATCATCACCCCGCGCGAACGCCTCGACGACGTCCTTCTGCCCCGCCAGCCACGCCAGCACCCTGGCTTCGATCTGACTGAGGTCGGCAGCCACCAGGACATGGCCAGGCTTGGCCACAAAGCAGCCCCTGAGCGTCTTCGAGATCTCCGCCATCGGCGATGCCCAAAACACGTCGAGCCCCTCAGCGAGGCCGATAACCGCCTCTGCGTCGTGGTCCTCTGGCGTCCGCGGCAGGTTTTGCGGCTGGATCAACCGCCCCGCCCAGCGGCCCGTCCGTCCCGCTCCGTAGAACTGCAGCAGATGCCGCGCCCTGCCGTCCTTGTTGGAGGCGACGTCGATCATCCGCTCCAGCTTCGCCACCGACGACTTCGCCGCCTGTTGGCGGAGCTCCAGCACCCGATGCACCACCGCCGGATGCCGAGCGTCCAGCGCCACGCCGACTGTTTCACGTGAAACATCCGTCAGCGCCGTGCCTTCGCTAGCCAGCCACGCCATCAGCCGCGCCACCTGGCTGCCGGGCGCCGTCACCCGGCCCTCCGTCAGTTGGGCGCATTCCGAATTGATCGCCTCAAGCGCCCGCTCCGCCGCCGTCTTCAGCCGCACCACTGCCGCCAGGTCGAGCAGCA